TTTTTTCAAAGATGATTTGTTTTTTATAGAGCATGACCAGTTCTTTATGTATAAACATAATGACCAGTGGATATGTCATGACAGGTATTGTTTTGTAAAACCTGTTCCTGTAGAAGAATCTTTCATAATGAAGCTTGGTAAAGAAGAACCACTGGTTGGTATTATGAAATACCCAAATAAATATTTATCTTCACAAGGTGTCGAGAGTGGTGACAAGATATCATTCAAACCAAATAGTGAATACGAGTTTACAGTAGATGATGAAAAGTTATACAGAATGTTTGACCATCAAATTACTATGAAGTTATGAAGTCAGAAGATTTAAAAAAAGAAATTATACACGCAGGGCGTAGAGCTGTAGAGCAATTAATTAAAGTAGCAAAAGAAGATATTATAAAGCCTGACCCTGACGATGAACTAGCAGCGGATAGATTAAAAAACGCAGCAGCTACAAAAAAGCTAGCTATATTTGATGCTTTTGAAATACTTAACAAAATTGATTCAGAGGAGGAAGTTATTAATTCTGGAGGACAAGTAGATAAGACAAATACAAAACAAGGGTTTGCAGAAAGAAGATCAAAATAAATTATATAAACTATTAAAGGACTATGTGCCTAGCGGAGTTTACAAAAGAAAAAATAATTCTAAAACTTGGCTGTATGGTTATAATGAAAAATATGATATTGTTATTATATCTAAGTCCGGACAGATAGGAGATATTATTTCTATTAATGGTTTGCCTATAGCGTTGCCTCCAGCACCAAAAAAAATATACAAAAGAGATTCAGATAAAAAAGAACAATTTTGGGAAAGAGAAGAATTACCTAGAGATCTATCTCGTATAAATTCTATTTTTCAGTGGAACGATAGACCACCTGCTTTTAAAAATAAATGGGTAGATTATATAGAGTCAGAGTTTGATAGAAGAGAACTTGGCTTTTGGTTTTATAATAACGGCAAGCCTACATACATAACAGGTTCGCATTATATGTATTTACAGTGGACAAGTATTGATGTTGGTTATCCTGACTATAGAGAAGCAAATAGAATATTCTTTTTATACTGGGAGGCTTGTAAGGCAGATAAGAGATGTTTTGGCATGGACTATCTGAAGATAAGACGTTCAGGATTTTCTTTTATGGGTTCGTCTGAGTGTGTAAACACAGGGACGTTAGCACGAGATTCAAGAGTAGGAATATTGTCTAAGACTGGGTCGGATGCTAAAAAAATGTTTACTGATAAAGTTGTGCCTATTGCTAATAGACTTCCATTCTTTTTTAAACCTATACAGGATGGTATGGATAAACCAAAAACTGAATTGGCCTTTAGAGTTCCTGCATCTAAGATTACTAAAAAGAATATGCACGAGGTTATGGATGATGAGCTAACAGGATTAGATACAACGATTGACTGGAAGAACACAGATGATAACTCTTATGATGGTGAAAAGCTTTTACTACTTGTACACGATGAATCAGGTAAGTGGCTCAAGCCAAATAACATCCAGAATAACTGGCGTGTAACTAAAACCTGTTTGAGACTGGGTAGTAAAATTATAGGTAAGTGTATGATGGGGTCTACATCAAACGCACTTAGCAAGGGTGGGGAAAATTTTAAAAAGTTATTTGAGGACTCTAGCGTTGAAACAAGAAACGCTAACGGCCAAACTAAATCTGGATTGTATTCGCTTTTTATTCCAATGGAATGGAATATGGAAGGATTTATAGATAGGTTTGGTATGCCTGTATTTAGAAAGCCAGAGAAAAAAGTCAGAGGAGTAGATGATGAGTGGATTACAAACGGAGCGATAGATTACTGGGAGGCAGAAGTAGATTCATTAAAGAAAGATGCAGACGCATTAAATGAGTTTTACAGACAGTTTCCAAGGACAGAGTCTCACGCATTTAGAGATGAAAGTAAATCATCACTATTTAACTTAACTAAAATTTACCAGCAGATAGATTACAATGATTCTCTTATTATGGAACATCATGTAACAAGGGGTAGGTTTTATTGGAAAGACGGTGTAAAAGATTCCGAAGTAATATGGACTCCAGATTCCAGAGGAAGATTTAAAGTATCGTGGACACCTAAAAAAGGTTTGACAAACAGAAAGATACAGAAGCATGGAATTTATTTTCCAGTTAACGAACATATAGGAGCATTTGGTTGTGACTCGTATGATATATCAGGTACAGTAGGAGGAGGTGGATCTAATGGAGCTTTACATGGTTTAACTAAATTCAATATGGACGACGCTCCAAGTAATGAGTTTTTCTTAGAGTATGTAGCCAGGCCACAAACAGCTGAAATATTTTTTGAAGAAGTTCTAATGGCTTGTGTGTTTTATGGAATGCCAATACTTGTAGAAAACAACAAACCAAGGCTTTTATATCATTTTAAAAACAGGGGGTATAGAGGGTTTAGTATGAATAGACCAGATAAACATTACAATAAATTATCTAAAACAGAAAAAGAACTTGGTGGTATACCAAACACTTCAGAAGATGTTAAGCAATCTCACGCCGCTGCTATAGAATCATATATAGAAAAACACGTGGGTATAGATTTAGAGGGTGTTAATAGGCCTATGGATGAAATGGGTAACGTATACTTTACTAGAACCCTAGAGGATTGGGCTAGATTTGATATAAGCGCTAGAACAAAGTTTGATGCAAGTATAAGTTCAGGGTTAGCAATTATGGCAAACCAAAAGAATGTTTATCTTCCAGAGAAAAAACAATCAAAAATAAGTCTTAACTTTGCAACATATAATAATAAAGGAACATTAAGTGAATTAATTAGATGAAAGAGGTAAACATAAACATTTCATCTGTAGGATTCCCTAGTCAGTTCGTGTCTGATGCTGAGAAAGCAACTGACGAGTTTGGATTACAAATAGGGCAGGCTATTCAATATGAATGGTTTCGTAAGGATTCTAACGGATGTAGATACTATAGTCAGTGGAGGGACTTTAATAGATTACGCCTGTACGCAAGAGGTGAACAATCAATAGCAAAATATAAAAATGAATTAGCAGTAGATGGTGATTTATCTTACCTTAATTTAGACTGGACACCAGTTCCTATTATTCCAAAATTTGTAGATATAGTTGTTAATGGAATGTCTGATAGGCTTTTCAAAGTAAAAGCTTATGCTCAAGATGCTTTATCGCAATCAAAAAGAAGTAAGTATCAAGAAATGATTGAGGGTCAAATGGCTGCAAAAGATGTTCTTGAGATAGTGCAAAAAAATACAGGCTTTGATCCTTTTATAATGAACCCTGACGAATTACCAGCGAGTGATGAAGAGTTATCGCTGTATATGAATTTAAATTACAAACCAGCCATAGAGATTGCTGAAGAAGAGGCGATTGATACAATGTTTGCCGAGAATCATTATAATGATATACGTAAGCGATTAGATTACGACATGATGGTGACGGGTATGGCTGTAGCAAAACACGAGTTTCTTCCAGGCGCTGGTGTAAATGTTTCTTATGTAGACCCAGCTAATGTTGTTTATAGTTATACAGAAGATCCTCATTTCAAAGATTGTTTTTATTGGGGAGAAATTAAAACAGTTCCGATTGCTGAGCTTATTAAGATTGACCCTACCCTTACAAATGACGACTTAGATAAAATATCTAAATATTCACAAAGCTGGTATGATTATTTTAATGTAGCTCAATTTTATGAAAACGATATATTTTATAGAGACACTTGTACTTTAATGTATTTTAATTATAAAACCACTAAGAAGATGGTTTATAAGAAAAAAATTAATGACAATGGAAATATTAGAATGATTGAAAAGGATGATGGTTTTAATCCACCAGATGAAATGATGGAAGATGGAAATTTTGAAAAGGTTGAAAAAACTATTGATGTATGGTATGACGGAGTTATGGTTATGGGAACAAACATTATGTTAAAATGGGAGCTTGCTAAAAACATGGTAAGACCTAAATCTTCATCTCAACACGCTATACCTAATTATGTAGCTGTAGCGCCTAGAATGTATAAAGGAGTAATAGAGTCACTTGTTAGAAGAATGATTCCGTATGCTGATTTAATTCAAATGACTCATTTAAAATTACAACAAGTAATAGCGAGAACAGTTCCAGATGGTGTCTATATAGATGCAGATGGTTTAAATGAAGTTGATTTAGGAACAGGTGCGGCATATAATCCAGAAGACGCATTAAGACTTTATTTCCAAACAGGTAGTGTAATAGGTAGAAGCTATACACAAGAAGGAGATTACAATCAAGGTAAAGTTCCTATACAGCAGCTTACAAGCAATTCAGGAGCTTCTAAGGCACAAATGCTTATAGGTAACCTTAACCACTACTTAGACATGATACGTGCTGTAACAGGCTTAAATGAAGCGAGAGACGGTACAATAGCAAACTCTGACGCTTTAGTTGGTGTTCAGAAGCTTGCAGCATTAAGTTCTAATACCGCTACTCGTCATATATTAGATGGAAGTCTTTACATATATAGAACGTTAGCAGAAGCGCTAACTTACAGGGTAGC